CCCATAGACGCAAAAGCCGACTGAAGGAACGCTCTTTAACCTAAAAAACTAAGGAGAACCCTAATGTCTAAAGTCGTGTACCGTGGTGTTGAATACGATACCCAAAAGCGTATCGAGTATCAACAACAAATGCAACAACAAGCTCAACAATTTAACGAAGTATATCGTGGTGTTAAGTTTGTAAAGGATGGGCACAAATGAATACTTATTTTGTCCGTTACCTAAAACTAAAAGCAAAGAAAGAGAAGTTACTTCATAACGCACAACTGAATATGGCAAAGCAACCCCAGGTTGCTTGAAGTCAAGGGGAGGGTAACCTCCCCTTTCTAGTAGGTATAAATTTTTGTTGCGTAATATCAGAAAATCCACACAAAACACCTAGATAGTAGTAGAATATCAGAGGTGTTAGGGATGAATGAAAACTCCTTTGTTATGATATTCTTTGTGCGTGGAGGTTATGATGCACAATCTAATTTCTTTCAATCAACTTGCGGGTTGGATTAAACTTGAAAAAACAATTGATGACTTCACAGAAAAAAACGAACTCATAAATGATTACTTCAATTGTCTGATCGAGTGCGACGAGAATCAACAACAATGTAAAAAAATTTGTCGGGAGATGTTAAATTAGTTTCAACGAGAGGGCTTGACAAAGCCCTCTTTTTTTATGTACAATAACTCTGTCAGGGTTCATAGATATTATTAGATATTATATTAATAATCTATAGAATCTTATTAAGACATTTTCCATAATGATGCCCATACTTTATGAAGTTTGCTTTAGACATTTTTTTTCCACAATATTGACAGCATTCTTTTGGATGTTTTAAACCTTTTAATTTTTCACTTTGTTTTTGTTTAAACTCTTCGGTTCTTTTTTTGCCAGTATTTTTATCAACTCTTTTTTTAATATGTTCTTCTGATTGTTTTATACCACTCCTTTGTTTGGAGAATAACTTTAAGGTCTCTTCAGAATGTTTTTTACCAAACATAGGATTATTTTCTCCAGAATATTTTTTAGATAATTCTAATCTTTTTTCTAATGAGTATGTCTTCACTCCAAATTTAGGATCTTTTTTCCACATTTCTTTTAATCTATTAGACATCTCTTGTCGTTCTTCTTCTGTTAATTTGTCTTTTGTTCTGATAGGTGGTGGTGGAACTTCACCCGATTCAATTAATTTTTTCTTTGATTCACTCATCTTTCTTTTTGTTTCATCAGTGTGTTCTGGTTTTGGTATAAATTTTATTGCTGATATTGATGCATTATACCAAACTCTTTCTCCACATTCGTTTCTTTCAGTTAATACATTATTTTTGTGTTGGAGATTTGATTCTGCATATGTTAAATCTCCTCTGGTTTTACATTCAAATAAAATTTCAAAATAAAAATTATCAATACCAACTTTACTAATGTCTTCGTTCAAATGTTTTGATGAAGATGTGTATTTTTTCCAGTCAGATTCTTTAAATTTTTTACCAGATCTATAACTATGGTATTGTTTTTTTCCAATGTATTTTTTACCTGATAATTTATTTTCCACATAATATATAAATCCAAATGAATTACTTGAATCTAAAGTAAAATCATGATGCCAGTGTTCAGTTTTAAACATTGGATGTAAAAATGTAGACATTTTTATTTATGAATAATTTTCGGAAAATCTTGACAAATCCTAAATAAAAACTTATGATGGTCTGGTCATTAGATTTTGATAGTGACATTTAGAGCCGTGGGATCTGCCCCTTGAGAAAGGGGAAGTGCGCTTTTCCTATACGGATGTAGAGTTCAATTAAACTTAGTGCAAAACTTCTTTACTGTAGCCCTGCCTCTTCTGGCAACGGTTACAACCAACGTGGCAACACTGCCGATATTCCCTCCTTTGACGACGCCTCCAGCGCCGTTTTCTATTATTAAGGAGTTTGATACGACAGCGACCAAGGAGGTTGCTCCGCCTGAAAAGCCAAAAGAGAAACGGCTAATTTGTAAAGGGTGTAATGAACATGAAAATGCTACCCTGGCATTCTTCCAGGATCGTGGTATTAAAGACAGAAACGCCCTTGCTACCATCATGGGCAATATTCGTCAGGAATCTACTTTTATTCCTAACATTTGCGAAGGTGGTAGTAGAACCAGTTGGCGTAACTGTTACGGCGGTTACGGGCTGATTCAATGGACATCTGCCAACAGATATTATGGATTGGGTGATTTCGCTAAGAAGTATGGTGGTTCGCCATCATCACTTCAAACGCAACTTCGTTATCTAACGAATGAAGTCCAGTGGCAACAGATTGAGGAGAAGATGAAAACTCCTGGCAAATCAATCAACCGTTATATGGACTATGCGTATAGTTGGATTGGTTGGGGGCACCATGGTGCTCGCACTTCGTATGCTCATGAGTATGCTTCCAAACTGATCACGGTAGAGGTTTGATAAAATAGAATAAATAAAGGGGAAGACAACTTCCCCTCCTATCCATTACTCACTTATTTCTTACGTATGGAACTCACTGAACAACAGCAACATCTTGCACAACTCCTGCAACAACGTGTTGATCTTGACGCTGCAATTGCCAAAAACCGCGAACTGTTCTGGAAGGTTCAGGGCGCGATTGAATACCTGACACAAACTGGTGTGACTCTTCCTGAACCAGAAGCTGCCGCAGAAGAAACTGCTGAAGCTCCTGCAGAAGAAGATACTGCCGGTAAAGGTTTCGCTAATTGATGTCTAGATAGTGAGAGTGTTGCTCTCCTATGATCAATTTTAACTTCGGTAAGAAGAAACCAGATAAGAAACAACTTCTTATAGTAGGTGTAGTATTATCTTCGATCATTGCAACACTCTCACAATGCACTGGTGTATCTGAAAATGGACTTTGGGATTTATTGGACGAAATACAAAGAAAATATTTCCCAGGTACTATTGTTAATGAACTTATTCTTCAAGATCCTCATCAAGTAAAACGTAGAGTCGAAAGAGATGTAGACCGAGCGTTAATCGAATACGAACGCTTGACAGGAGACACTGGAGAAGTTAGAATAACTTCACCGAGATTGGTTGAGAAACCATCAGACGGTAGCAAATCGCAAGAACTACTTGGTGGTGAAATGCGACTTTGTGCTCCATGGGTTGACGATTGCCCACAGGAGTGATACAATATGGTTATGACTCAGTAGCTCAGTGGATAGAGCAACTGCCTTCTAAGCAGTCGGTCGTTGGTTCGACCCCAACCTGAGTCGCCTACATTCCTCTGTAGCACAGCGGTAGTGCAAACGACTGTTAATCGTTGGGTCGCAAGTTCGAATCTTGCCGGGGGAGCTAAGGGAGATTAACTCAGCGGTAGAGTGCCTCGTTTACACCGAGTATGTCGGCGGTTCGATCCCGTCATCTCCCATAAATAAAACTAAAAACCAATGGAAGAGTTATATCAGTCACTGTTTGCGGCTCAGACAAGCCTCTTTTGTCTGTTTCAGAAAACTTGGGTGTATCATTGGAATGTGATTGGTTCTGATTTCCAACAACTTCATACACTTTTTGGTGAACAATACAATACTATGTTTGAAGAGATCGATCGTCTCACTGAACATATGCGTTATCTGAGAATGAAAGCCATTGCTCCGATTACTAGAGTGGTGGAGACATCACAGATTCCAGAAGCAACTGTGAATCCAAGTGATAAACTGATGATTAGTCAGTTACTTGCTGACAACAAGAAAATGATTGAACTGTTGACCGATGTGATTGTCAAAGCTGAAACTGCAAAACAATACACCACATCAAACATTGCACAAGATCTGATTGAAACTCATGGTAAATTTGTTTGGATGTTACGATCGTTTTTAAAGGAATGAACAATGTTAACTATACGATGCAAGAGTTGCAATAGAGAATTAATCAGTCACCCAACACAAACCAGATGTTGTGGTTGCCCAAATATGACAACAATATGTGGTGATAAGATTACAGCTCTTGACTTAACTAAGGTTGTAATGGTAAACTCTAATGTAGAGAACAAAAAGAAAAATGTTCTCACGAATGAAGACCTTGCTTATCAAGAAGCAAGAAAACAACGCAAAGTTCGTAAACTGGACTTTGAAGTTCGATAAGGAGAGTCAATCCGATTGGCGACGGAACCTGTCTTGAAAACAGTTGAGGTGTTAAAGCCCTTGGGCGTTCGACTCGCCCACTCTCCGTTTCTTATAAATACCTAAAAAGTGTTCGGATACAATGGGTATTCAAATCAATGGTGTTACCGACAGTATTTCTGCTGTTGATGGTTCTTTAAGTTTAACTGGTGCAGAACTTGCCAGTGTTGGCGGCATTAATGTTTCTGGTGTTGTCACTGCAACGACCTACATTGTAGGA